CGCTTGAGCTTGGTGAATTTGAAATAAGTTTTATATCAACAATATTTGGTGCTATGAGTGCTAAAGTAAATACAATAATAGACTTCTTCTTCGGTGGAAGTTCAAAGAAAAACGAACAAACTAATAAATAAATAAAATGGGAATAAATTCAACAGAAGTAGCTTATCAATTTGGACAGTTAGGAAGCGCTTATTGTGATACTGCTACAGCAGTAACACCTCCAGCGGGAAAAGTTATAATAGCTATATATTTTATAGCTGATAATACAATTGGAGCTTTAGTGTCTGAAGATCCATTAATGTATTTTAATACAGTTTCAGCTGCTCACGAGCAAGACACGTCAGGTACTAATGCTACTGACCACGGTGATGGTGGTTTAGCTTTATCTGGCGCTAAATTTCCTGGTGGCTCTACTATATTTGGTAGATGGACAAGTGTTACTCCAGCTGCAGACGCTGATGGTGGTATAATTTGTTATTTTGGAGACTAATGATAGGATTAAACGCTTCTTTATCTAGTGTAAAACCTAGCAATAACGCAAATCGCTATGAATGGGCTGCGACTCACGCTTGTCAAACTAACGGGCACGAGTTTGATGGCAATTATACAGATGGCGAAAGAATTGCTGGTTATAACTTTGAACCCGGATTACAATTAGCTGCCGATGGAAATATTACAGAACTAGGCACTCAAAACAGTGGAGTTTCAATACAAGATTTATTAACTACAGACGCTGACTTTGGCGACAAGATAGGTTTTTCAATGTGGATTAAACCTACATGGAGTCATTCAGGCAGTGCTTCAAGTGGTAATTGGTCAAACGGAACTACTAATTTAATTTTATTTCAAATGAATACATCTAATGCTTTAGGTGGCGATATGTCTATTCTTGCTTATTTAAATTATAGAAGTGGTAGTAGCTTTAGAAATAGGATTACTGTTCTTTTAGATGGTGGAACTGATAGGGCTGGCACTCAAAGAGCTATGCACGATGTTAACGGTACAACAGGTACAGGGTCTAGCGGTAGCAGCACTAACAGTCTTTGGGACACAGATAATCCTGGCAACACTAATACTGAAGGTTATGTTCATTTAGTTTTTACTAGAGGTGAACAAACAGGTGGTGCTGCTTGGGACGTTTATTGGAATGGTACATCTCTAGGTATGAACATAGATATTGGCACAGGAGATGATGATCCTCAGTTTACAAATGATACCGCAAACTTTCTTGGCATAGGAACTTATAGACAAAAAACAAGTGCTTATAACAGTGGCTCAACTGCATATAATTCAACTTTATCATCTATGCGTATAAGAGACTTTGCTGTATTTAACTATGAATTATCATCTTCACAAGCAACGGCATTATACAATAGTGGAAACTTTAACGATTACAGAGAGACAGTTAATAATGATAGTGCGTTTGTAGTACCAAAAGCTCTACCACCTGTATTATACTATCCATTAAATCATAATATGGTTGATTATATGAAAACCGGCGCAGACTTATCAGGAGATATTAGCTTTGTAAGTCTTTAAAATTAAATAACTAATTAAATTAAATAAAATGGCAAAAAGAAAAACGCCTAAGGTAAAAGACCTTGGCCCTAAAAAAATTACAAAAGAACAATTAAACGAGATACAAACTGTAGTTAGAGCTATTCAAGGGGCTCAATCAGATGTTGGATCTATAGAAGTAAAAAAGCATAATCTTCTTCATGAAATAATGCAGCTTCAAACTATGGCTAATAGTATTCAAGAAAAACTTAAAGAAGAATACGGCAACGTAGATATTAGTATTGCTGATGGCGTTATAACAGAAAAACAAAATGAGCAAGTTAATCCGTAAAATTACAATAGGTAAAGACTACAAGATTGACGCTATGCACTACTCTGTTAATCAAGAAGTGTATGGTGGTCATACTATTTGCGACATTATTGAAGAAGAAGAAAAGTATAGTATATATATAAAGAAAGGTAAAGACGTTTTGCCTTGGAAAGACTTCAACAAAAACATGGCAATATCTGTAGAGTATAACTTAGAATACTAGTGAAGTCTTTGTATAACTATATTATAAAGCCTTTAGGTAAAAGATATAATAATTCTGTAGATGTAGATGGTAAAAGCTTAATAGTTAACACAGAGGTTTTTAATCATCAATACGTTAATAGAGAAGCTGAAATATTAGCCTTACCTATAAATGCAGGCTCTAAGCTTAAAGTTGGTGATACTATTATAGTTCATCATAATGTGTTTAGAAGGTGGCATGATATAAAAGGCAAAGAGCGAAACAGTAAAGCTTACTATCGTGAAGATATGTACTTTGTAAACAAGGATCAAATATTTGCTTATAAGTCAAAAGACACTTGGAAGCCAATGCAAGGTTTTTGTTTTGTTAAACCTATAAAATCTATTAATAAATTCGATATTGAAGTAGAACATAAAACTAAAGGTGTAATTAAATATACTGATGGAAGTTTTAGCGAAGGAGATATTGTAGGTTTTGAGCCGTTTTCAAAATACGAGTTTGTTATTGAAAACGAAAAGTTATATAGAGTTTACTCTAAGTTTATTACAATTAAATATGAATATCAAGGAGACGAAGAAGAGTATAATCCAAGCTGGGCATAAAGCAGTTGAAGAGCTTATTAAAGTGGCTCAAGAACAAATTATTACTCACAGCGAAGATGATGTGTCTGCGGACAGATTAAAAAATGCTGCAGCTACAAAAAAGCTAGCTATATTCGATGCTTTTGAAATACTTAATCGTATACAAGAAGAACAGAATATATTAGAAGGCAAAGAGCCTGAAGAAAAAAAAGAAAAAGTGTTTAAAGGCTTTGCTGAAGGAAGATCTAAGTAATGTACGAACAAACGCTATATAAAATTGTTGAACCAGTTAAGAAGACTACTATGAGTCGACTTAACAAATCTAAAAAATGGAAATATGGATATAATGAAGAAAATGATATTGTTGTTATTTCTAAAACTGGAAGAATCGGTGAAATACTTGAGATCCAAGGTTTGCGAATTGCGCTGCCAGGAGTGCCAGGGAAGTTGCACGGCAAAGTAGATAAATGGCAAAAAATAGAATATCCTAAAGAGCTAGGCAAGTTAAAAAACATATTTGACTGGAGAAGTTATCCAGAAGAAGCAAAAGAGCAATGGTACGATTATATAGACGAAGAGTTTAAACGTCGTGACGAAGGCTTTTGGTTTATGAATAACGGTAAGCCTACGTATATTACTGGTAGCCATTATATGTATTTGCAATGGAGCAAAATAGATGTAGGCGCGCCAGACTTTAGAGAAGCTAATAGATTATTCTATATATTTTGGGAGGCTTGTAAAGCAGATAAGCGCTGCTACGGTATGTGTTATTTAAAAAACAGACGTAGCGGCTTTTCTTTTATGTCTTCCGCAGAAACAGTAAATCAAGCTACAATATCTTCAGATGCAAGATATGGCATATTATCAAAATCAGGAGCAGATGCTAAAAAAATGTTTACCGACAAAGTTGTACCAATATCTATTAACTATCCGTTTTTCTTCAAACCTATACAAGATGGTATGGACAGACCTAAAAGTGAACTTGCTTATAGGGTTCCTGCGAGTAAGTTTACGCGTAGGAAAATTACTGCGAACGAAAAGCAGGAAGAGTTGGTTGGACTTGATACTACTATTGATTGGAAAAATACAGGTGATAACAGCTATGACGGTGAAAAGCTTAATTTGTTAGTTCACGATGAAAGCGGTAAATGGGAAAGACCTGATAATATATTAAATAACTGGCGTGTAACTAAAACTTGTTTGCGTTTAGGTAGTAGAGTAATTGGCAAGTGTATGATGGGATCTACTAGCAACTCGCTAGACAAAGGTGGTGATAACTTTAAAAAATTATATAATGACTCAGACGTCGGAAGTAGAAATAGAAATGGACAGACAAAATCTGGTTTATATTCTTTGTTTATGCCAATGGAATGGAACTTTGAAGGATTTATTGACGAACATGGACAACCAGTATTTAATAACCCTAGCAATGATGTATTCGGACCAGATGGTGAATTAATAGATGTAGGCGTTATTGATCATTGGGAAAATGAAGCTCAAGGATTAAAAGATGATCAAGATGCTTTAAATGAGTTTTACAGACAGTTTCCAAGAACTGAAGAGCATGCATTTAGAGATGAAACAAAAAATAGTTTGTTTAATCTTGTAAAAATATACGAGCAAATAGATTACAACGAAGGTAATAGAAACTCTTCTGTAGTTACTCAAGGAGCTTTTCAATGGGCTAATGGTGTTAAAGACACTCAAGTTATATTTCACCCAGATCCTAACGGTAGATTTAAAGTTAGCTGGATTCCTGATAGAAATTTACAAAACCGAGTAATACTTAAAAATGGAATAAAATATCCTGGAAATGAGCATATTGGCGCTTTTGGTTGCGATAGCTATGATATTAGCGGTACTGTTGATGGTAGAGGATCCAACGGATCTCTTCATGGACTAACTAAATTTAGCATGGATAATGCGCCGGCAAACCAGCTTTTTCTAGAATATATAGCTAGACCACAAACCGCTGAAATATTTTTTGAAGATGTTCTTATGGCTTGTGTTTTTTACGGCATGCCATTACTTGCAGAAAACAATAAACCAAGATTACTTTATTATTTTAAGCGAAGAGGCTATAGAGGATTTAGTATGAATAGACCTGATAAAATATGGAGCAAGCTTAGTACTTCTGAGAAAGAAGTTGGTGGTATACCAAACTCAAGCGAAGATATAAAACAAGCTCATGCTGCTGCTATTGAAATGTATATAAACGATCATGTTGGTCATTTGCAAAATGGTAATTACGGTAGTGTTTACTTTAATGAAACATTAAATGACTGGGCAAAGTTTGATATAAACAAAAGAACAAAACACGATGCCTCTATAAGCTCAGGGCTAGCTATCATGGCTTGTAATAAAAACTTATATAGACCAACAGCTAGTCGAAAAAAACAAAAAATAAACCTAGGTATAGCTAAATATAAAAACGATGGCTTTACTTCTAAAATAATAAAATAAATATGGCATATTCTGGTAATAGTTATTTTCCAAGCCAAGTAGTAAGTGATATAGAAAAAGTTAGTTATGACTATGGTTTAAAAGTAGCAAGAGCTATAGAGAGTGAATGGTATGGTGATAATACGTCTCATAGAGGATCTAGCTATAACATGCACGGTCATAGTCAAAGAAACTTTCATAATTTAAGATTATACGCTAGAGGTGAACAGTCTATACAAAAATATAAAGATGAGTTATCTATTAATGGCGATTTAAGTTATTTAAACTTAGACTGGAAGCCAGTGCCAATAATACCTAAGTTTGTTGATATTGTTGTTAATGGTATTGCTGAAAGAACTTACGATATAAAAGCATATTCTCAAGATCCATACGGAGTTAGTTTAAGAACTGAGTATATGGAGTCTGTACTTAAAGATATGAAAACTCAAGAGTTTAACGATTACGTAGGCAAAGCGTTTGGATTAAATATGTATGAGAATGATCCTGAGACTTTACCTAAAACTCAAGAAGAACTTAAACTTCACATGCAGCTTTCTTACAAACAAGCTGTAGAGCTAGCCGAAGAACAAGCGTTAAGAGTATTATTTGAAGGCAACAAATATGAGCTTACTAAAAAAAGATTTTATTACGATTTAACAGTTTTAGGTATTGGTGCAGTTAAAACAAATTTTAATACATCTGAAGGCATTACTATAGATTATGTAGATCCTGCAGATTTAGTTTACTCTTATACTGAGTCACCGTACTTTGATGACATATATTATGTTGGAGAAGTAAAGTCTATACCTATTAATGAACTTGCTAAACAGTTTCCACACTTAACACAAGAAGACTTAGAACAAATACAAAAAGGCCCTAACAAAAAGCCAGATAATTATTCTAACGAAAAAGAAGATTCAAACAAAGTTAGAGTGTTATATTTTAATTATAAGACGTATATGAACCAAGTCTACAAAGTAAAAGAGACTGGTTCAGGTATGGAAAAAGCAATTGAAAAAGATGATACATTTAATCCACCAGAAAATCCTGAAGCAAACTTTTCTAAAATACAAAGAAATGTAGAGTGCTTGTACGAAGGCGCTTTAGTGCTAGGTACTGAAAAGCTTTTAAAATGGGAAATGTCAAAAAACATGATGCGACCAAAAAGCGATTATACTAAAGTTAAAATGAATTATTCTATAGTTGCACCTCGTATGTATAAAGGTCGTATAGAGTCTCTAGTTAGTCGTATTACTGGTTTTGCTGACATGATACAATTAACACACTTGAAGTTACAACAAGTAATGTCGCGTATGGTGCCTGATGGTGTTTATTTAGATGCTGACGGTTTAGCTGAGGTTGATTTAGGCAACGGCACAAACTATAATCCACAAGAAGCTTTAAATATGTTCTTCCAAACAGGTAGTGTTATTGGTAGATCAATGACTGCTGATGGTGATATGAATCCTGGTAAAGTACCTATACAAGAAATAAGAAGTAGTAACGGTGGAGGTAAAATGCAAAGCTTGATAGCTAATTACAATTACTACTTACAGATGATTAGAGATACAACAGGGCTTAACGAAGCTAGAGATGGCAGCACGCCAGACTCAAACGCTTTAGTTGGTATACAAAAGCTAGCTGCAGCAAACTCAAACACTGCTACTAGACATATACTTCAAGCTGGTTTATTTTTATCTAGTGACGTCGCAGAGTCTCTGTCTCTTAGAATATCAGACGTTATAGAATACTCTCCAACTAGAGAGGCTTTTATAGAAGCAATAGGTTCTCATAACGTAGGAACTTTAGAAGAAATGAGTAATCTTCATCTTTATGACTTTGGTATATTTTTAGAATTAGCACCAGATGAAGAAGAAAAAGCTTTGCTTGAAAATAATATTCAACAAGCTTTAGCTCAAAAAAATATTGATTTAGAAGATGCTATAGATATTAGAGAAATAAGAAATGTTACTCTTGCTAATCAACTATTAAAAATAAGAAGAAAAGAAAAACTGAAGCGGGACCAACAAATGCAAGAAAGAAACATACAGTTGCAAACGCAGTCTAACACGCAAGCCGCTCAAAATGCTGCGCAACTTGAAGCGCAGAAAGAACAAGTTATGGCTCAAACAAAAGCCCAGCTAGCCCAATTACAAGGACAGTTAGATGCTCAAAAATTAAATCAAGAAGCTGAAGTTAAAAAGCAGCTTATGCAGCTAGAGTTTCAAATGAACATGCAGCTTAAGCAAATGGAAGTTGAAGCTTTAAAAGGTAAAGAAAAAGAAAAAGAAGATAGAAAAGACGAAAGAACTAAAATTCAAGCGTCACAACAAAGCGAGCTTATTGAACAAAGAAAAACAGGTGGCGCACCTAAAAGTTTTGAATCTGCAGGTAATGATACACTTGGTGGATTTGATTTAGGTGGATTTGAACCTAGATAATTACTAATTTATATTTTATATTATGGAAGAAAACGAAAACGTAGTTGAAGAAACTACACAAGAAGAAACTACGCAAGAGCAAACTATTGACGAAAGTAAGTTTCAAAGCGCTGGTGACGACAGCATTATTAAAGTAGATTTAAGTAAACCAATAGACAATGATGAAAACCAAGAAGAAACAACAGAGCCAGAAGCTGATGGAAGTGGAGCTGACAACACAGGAGTGGTTGCAAGCGATGAAAGTACCACCACCGAGGTTGAGCAAGAAAACGTACAGCCGCAAGCAGAAGCACAAGAACTTGAAGAAGTTTTAGAAGAGGTTACTGAAGAATCAACTGAAGAGGTTAAAGAGTTAGCAGAAGAAGTACAAGAAGCTGTAAACGAAGCTCAACAAACCGGAGAAGAGTTGCCAGAAAATATTCAAAAGTTAATGAACTTTATGGAAGAAACTGGAGGCTCACTTCAAGATTATGTTGATTTAAATAGAGATTATTCTGAGCTAGATAATTTAACGGCTTTAACAGAATACTATAAAGTTACAAAACCGCATTTGTCGGTTGATGAAATAGACTTTTTAATTGAAGATCAGTTTAACTTTGATGAAGAGGTAGACGATGAAAAAGATATTAAAAAGAAAAAGATAGCGCTAAAAGAGCAAGTTGCCAGTGCTAAAGCCTACTTAGACGGGCAAAAGTCTAAATATTATGAAGAGATTAAAGCAGGATCACGCTTGACGCCTGAACAGCAAAAAGCTTGGGACTTTTTTAATCGATATAACAAAGAATCTGAGGAAAACCAAAAGGTGGCAGAAAACGCTAAACTTAAGTTTGACAAAAAGACTAATGAAGTTTTTAACGACAAGTTCAAAGGTTTTGAATACAATGTCGGAGACAAAAAGTATAGGTTTAACGTTAAGGATGCTGAAAAGGTTAAGACAACTCAAAGCGACATTAATAACTTCGTTAAAAAGTTTTTGAACGAAGATAATACAATGTCAGATGCTAAGGGTTATCATAAATCTTTATTTACAGCAATGAATCCTGATATTGTCGCTAAACACTTTTATGAGCAAGGTAAAGCCGATGCTCTCAAGGAGAGTGTCGCAAAAAGCAAAAATGTAAGCATGAGTCCAAGACAGTCTCATGGTGAAGTAGAAGCTGGCGGCTTAAAGTTTAAAGTGTTAGGTGAAAGCTCCAAAGATTTTAAGTTTAAAATTAAAAACAAAAAATAATTTATTAACGCTTAAATTAAACAATTATGGCTATTACTAATGGACCATTGTTAAACAGCATAGCTGCTCCACAGCAGCAAACGCTTGCTAGCAATTACATTGATTTTACGGGCGCAGGTAATGACTGGGCTCAACAATACTTGCCAGAACTTATGGAAAAAGAAGCTGAGGTTTTTGGAAACAGAACTATCTCAGGGTTTCTTTCTCAAGTAGGTGCTGAAGAGGCTATGACATCTGATCAAGTTGTCTGGTCTGAACAATCACGTTTACACTTATCTTACATCGGAACTGTTGACGCTGACGGTGATGTTAACGGTACTTTTACTGTAACATCTGACATCGACGGTAACGTTTTAGCTGATGGATTTGTTGTAGCTAATCACGGTATTAGAACTAACGACACTGTATTAATCGCGCAAGCGGGTGTTGTTGTTAAAGCTCTTATCGTTGAAACTCCAGAGTCTGCTGTTGTAAGCTTTGAGCCTTATTCAGAGGCTACAGGTACTGCCGCAGGACTTGCTGACGGAACTGCTACTTTATTAGTTATTGGTTCTGAGTACGGAAAAGGTCAAGAGTATACAGATGATACTGGTACTTTTAGATCTAGCAAGAGACAAGCTCTTACTCCTACTTTCAAATCATTTACTAACAAGCCAATCATAATGAAAGACTACTATGAGATCTCTGGATCTGATGCTGCTCAAATTGGTTGGGTTGAAGTTTCTGGTGAAGAAGGACAAAGCGGTTACTTCTGGTACTTAAAAGCTGAAGGTGACACAAGAGCTCGTTTTACTGACTACTTAGAAATGTCTATGTTAGAAGGTGAATTAACAGTTGCTAACTCTATCATCGGCTTTGGTGACGATGGACAGATTAGAGGCGCTGCTGATTCTGGTGCCGGTGGTTCTGGTACTGAAGGATTATTCGCTGCTATTGAATCAAGAGGTAATCTTACTTCTGGTGTAACTGGTGTTAACCCTGCTACTGATTTAGCTGAGTTTGACGCTATCTTAGCAGAGTTTGACAAGCAGGGTGCTATTGAAGAAAACATGTTATTTGTTAACCGTGCTACAAGCTTGGCTATGGACGATATGTTAGCTTCTATGAATTCTTACGGAGCTGGTGGTACATCTTACGGTGTATTTGATAACTCTGAAGACATGGCATTAAACTTAGGCTTCTCTGGTTTCCGTAGAGGATCTTATGACTTCTATAAGTCTGACTTCCGTTACTTAAACGACAAAGCTACACGTGGTGGTATTAACGATAGAGCAGGTAGCGCAGCTATCCGTGGTGTTATTATTCCAGCTGGTGTATCTTCTGTTTACGATCAAGCTTTAGGAAAGAACCTTAAACGTCCTTTCTTACACGTACGTTATAGAGCTTCTCAAACTGATGACCGAAGAATGAAGACTTGGGTTACTGGTTCTGTTGGAGCTACTACATCTGCGCTTGATGCAATGCAAGTTCACTATTTATCTGAAAGATGTTTAGTGACACAAGCTGCTAACAACTTCATGTTAATGAAGTAAATCAATTATGATCGAGGGCTACGGTCCTCGATCTTTTTTATTAATTTTTATTATATTATATCATGGCAAAAAAACAAGCTAAAAAGGTTGAAGTAGCACCTGAAGTAAAAGCTACTAATGAGATGAAACCTATTACTATTGAAGAAACTGTTGTTGAAGAAGCTCTAGTTGTACAAAAACCAAAGAGAGTAGAAAAAAAATACAAGACTCTAGAAGACGGTTGGGAAATAAAAAATAGAATATATAGGTTAGTAGGTAAAAAAAGACCGCTATCAAGATCTATTAGATCTGCAAACATACATTGGTTTGACGAAGAAAAAGGTTATGAAAGAGAACTTAAATATTGTCAAAATCAAAAAACAGTGTTTGTAGATGAAATGAAAGGCGATCAAAGACTAGAACATATTGTATTTAGAAATGGCATGCTAATAGTTGAAAGAGAAAAAACAATATTACAAAAACTTCTTTCACTATATCACCCTGATAGAGACAAATTGTTTTATGAAGAAAAACCAGTTGCAAACGCTGTTAGTGAAATAGAAAGCATAGAAATAGAAATAGAAGCTTTAAATGCTGCTAAGAACATTGATATTGATATGGCTGAAGCTATCATGAGAGTAGAAGTAGGTTCTAAAGTAGCAGAGATGAGTTCTAAAGAGCTTAGAAGAGATTTGCTATTATATGCTAAGAGAAATCCTAGTTTGTTCTTAGAATTAGTTAATGATGAAAATGTAGTTCTTAGAAACTTTGGTATTAGAGCTACAGAGTCAGGTATTATAAAATTATCTTCTGATCAAAGAACTTTTAGTTGGGGTTCAAACGACAGAAAGCTAATGACAGTTCCATTTGACGAACATCCTTATTCTGCGCTAGCTGCATGGTTTAAAACTGATGAAGGTATGGAGATATACTCTAATATTGAAAAGCGGTTAAACTAAGTGATTATTTATAGAGTTGGGTCATCTTTTTAGATGGCTCAACATCTATAATAAAAAATATAAAAAATGGCGATAAGTATAGATACGGTATATCAAAGGGTTTTGGCAATCGCCAACAAAGAGCAAAGAGGTTATATTACACCTCAAGAGTTTAACTTATTTGCTAATCAAGCTCAACTAGAAATATTTGGGCAATATTTTTATGATATAAATCAATTTAGCAGGACTCACGGTAATGATACCGAATATTCTGATATGCTAGAGGGTCTTGATGAAAAAATATCTATATTTAAACGTAATCAAACTACAGTTCTTTCTACTGTAAACACGCCTGGCTATTTAGCTACTTTTGGAGCTAATCTAGTTACAAATGGAACTTTTGATGATGACATCACTGGTTTTACCGCGGGTGTTTCTGCTACAGAAAATGGAGGTAGTCAATCGCATGATGCCGGTACCGCAAGTTTAAAGCTAGAAAACGACGCCGCTAACAATGTGTTTAGAACAACTCAAGCTGTCGCTACAACTGCTGGAACTTTATATAGAGCTAGAGCAAGCGTAAATACTGCCAGCTTAAATGCTACTGGAACTAACGCTACAGCTACTGCTGGAGTTCTTTTTAATGGTATTCCTTCGCCAACTCTTGGGCCTGGATTTGATAGTACTTTAGAAGTTTATGCTAGCGCTGTTGGAAACTTTACTAATTTAAAGCTATTTATATCTGGCAATGGTAACACCGGCGCGGCTGATTTTGCTTTGTTTGATAATGTAGAAGTTAGCGAAGTAAGTAGTAGAAAAATTTCACTTAATAGCGATATATATAGACTAGGCACAATACTATTTACAAACTCTTCAGGCGAATTTGTTGAAGTAGATAAAGTATTGCCAAACGAGTTAATATATGTAAACTCTTCACCTTTAACCAAGCCTTCAACTACAAATCCAGTTTATGTATTAGAAAAAAGTAGCACTGGAACGATAGGAGACTTTTCAATTTCACTTTACCCTTCTAGCGTAGGTGTTAGTAGTGTTTCTTATAATTATATAGCTAAGCCTACTCAATGTAATTGGGGCTATACTGTTGTTAACGAGCAAGCAATGTATGATTCTGCTAGCTCTGTTAACTTTGAATTACATCAGTCTGAAACCGTAACTATTGTAAATAAAATATTAGAGTTAGCTGGTGTTGCAATGCAAAAACAAGATATACAAGGATTTGCTGAGAGTAAAGATAACAAAGAAGTTCAACAAGAAAAATCATAATATATGCCTTTAATTAACGAAACAGGTAGCGCGTATTACGGTGGTAACAACTTAGGTGGTTATCAATTTACTTCATTAAAAAATGTTATTGATCAATTTATAATAGCATACGTTGGAGAAGATAAAATAATAAGTAAAATAAAAAGAACTGATGTTGTTTTTCATGCTAAACGAGGTTTGCAAGAATTAAGTTTTGATACTTTTAAATCAACAAAAGCTTTTGAAATATCTGTGCCAACAACATTGCAAATGACTTTGCCTCAAGACTATGTTAACTATGTTAAATTAACTTGGTCAGACAAAGCAGGTATAGAGCACGTTATACATCCAGCTAGAGTTAGTAGTAATCCAGAAAAAATAACTCAAAACGCAGACGGCACTTACACTTTTTCAAGTAATGAAATACAAACATCTGACTCAGATACTTGGGCTAATTACCAAGCAAGCTCTCCTTCAGAAGAAAACATGGACGACTTTGATTATGACGACGATATAGTAGATTATAATCTGGGTCAAAGGTACGGCTTAGACCCTCAGTTTGCACAAACAAACGGATCTTTTTATATAGATGAATTAAGAGGTAAAATACACTTTAGCTCTAACCTTTCAGGTGTTACTATAATACTAAAATATATAAGCGATAGCTTAGGTACTGATGCTGAAATGCAAGTTCATAAATTTGCAGAAGAAGCTTTATATAAATATATAGCTTACGCTATTGTATCTACTAAAGCAAACATGCCTAATAGATTAATAGAAAGATTAAAAAAAGAAGCTAGAGCTACGAAGCGTCAAGCCAAACTAAGACTTTCAAACATAAAAATAGAAGAAATAACTCAAGTATTAAGAGGTAGATCTAAACAAATTAAACATTAATAAATGGCTGAATTAAAAAGAACTTTTTTAAAAGCCAAAATGAACAAAGACTTAGATGAAAGACTTGTTCCAAAAGGCGAATACAGAGATGCTTTAAATATTGAAATATCAAGCTCTGAAGGTCCAGATGTTGGAACAGCTCAAACATTAAAAGGTAATACTAGATGGGCATCAGACACAGTAAACTCTTACGCAAAGCATAGCTCTGCTCAAACTGTTGGCGTTTTTAATGACGCAGAAAATAATCATATATATAACTTTGTTTGTGATGCTTCAAACTTTGACGAATTTGAAGTTAACACTGATTATGGTCTCAAAACTTTATTTCTTGGTAAAAGATCTGATTTAATTGAGCAAATAACTCCTCACAAAACTGAAAGTTCTTTAACTAAATCAAAAGTAGTTTTTAACGACGTTTATCAAGTTAACATAAGACCATATCAAACTGATGAAAATGCTAACAGTGTAATACGAGCTGTTGCTGGTGAATTTTATACTTTGCCAAATACAGAATATCCTGCTGATACTTTTATAAACGCTAGTGATATAAGAGTAGGCATGAGAGTTCAAGCTATAGATATTAATGGTATTGATGTTTACGGCAATGATAACGTAATAATAGTAAAAAACATTAGAGATATAGGCGGCAATCTTTTTGATATAACAACTAATAGAATATATAGCGCGGAAAACGTATTGTGGAATAACAACATGAGAAACCAAGGCGTTTATTTAAAGTTTACAGCGCCAAGAATTTTAAATTTTACAAAAGGATCTTCTAACGAACAAGAGACTAATGTAGAAGGATCACCAACAAGTTTCACTCCTAATAATTCTTATATAAGCGCTATTAACGTAATAGATGATTATTTATTTTTTACCGACGGAAGAAATGAGCCTAAAAAACTAAGTGTAGAAAGATCAATAGCCGGTAATCCAGCTACTGAGTCTTTACCAAGTATTTTTGCTTGCCCACATACAATGCTTGTTTCTAGAAAAAATAAAACACTATTTCCAGTAGACTACGCAAAAGAATCTCATATTACAGTTTTAAAGCCTAATCCTGAAACTGCTATAAAAGCTACAGAAGTTTTATCTGGCTCTAACAATATAAATGATATTCCTGTTTATAGTAAGCCGGGAGGTAGCGATGCCCCTTGGTCACTTTGGAATTTTGTTGATGCTTCAGGTAATCTTTACAACTTAAACGCTAATATATATATACAGCCTCAAACTACATTACAAGCCCCTTGGCCTGTAGGTACAACACTAAAGCTTAATGGTGACAGCAGCGCTGTTTCAATTACAATTCAAATTACAGAAGTTTACGGAAGTAATCCTAGCGCAGAACTTGGAGGTTATTATGTAGTTAAAAGAACAAGTGAATATCCTGAAGGCTACGATTCTGGATCTGTGGCTGAAGTTTGGAAGGCTAGTTCAATTGCTAAAGAAGAGCTGTATAATAATGACTTTATTAGTTTTTCTTACAGGTATATATATACTGATAACGAAACTTCTTGCTTAGCTCCTTTTACAACCGCAATGTTTTTGCCTGATAACTACTCGTATTCACCAAAAGACGGATTTAATCTTGGCATGCAAAATATTTTAGAGGAAATTGATTTAACTGATTTTATTCACGATCATACCCCAAGAGATGTAATTGCTGTTGAATTAGCTTTTAAAAGTTCAAAATCAGATAATATCTTTGTTTTTAGAACTGTAGATAAATTAGCCGCGCCTTTACCATCTCTTGTATTACAAGGTTTGCAAGCATATAGAAATGTAAGCTCTTACGAAACTTCTTCTATAAATATAAAAGAAAGATTATTTGGATATACTATTCCGTCTGATCAATTATTAAGAACTTTTGATGCGGTTCCAAAAAAAGCCGTAGCACAAGAAATACAAGCTAATAGGTTGATGTATGCTAATTATACACAAGATTATAATTTGTTTGACATCTATGGCAATGCTATAACACCTAACATTACTAGTTATATTAAAAGTGATTCAAGAGGATTTCTTGGCTCTTTTAATTCTGCAAATATTTTTAGCGCTAGTCAAGGAGTGCATAATAGTCTTATAGAAAATAATGACGGAGAAGATATATTTGTAAACAACCCAACGAGTTATTTATTAAACGGTACTATGGGTAGCACTGCTAATATAATGACTAGCATGTCTATTAAAATGGGTGTTGAAAGTGATCCAGGAGATAACTTTACTGCAGGAAATGAGTTTAGCGTTTACACAGCCCCTGAAGAAGGTTTTTACAAAATAAAAGCTTCAGCTAGAGTTCGAGCTGATTACTCTGAGTTTGCTAATGGTAATTCTCCTAGACCAAGAAGAGTTAGGCTTATAATTTTACCAGCAGTAGATTTAGAGAGTGCAATATGGACTGCTATTGGGGACGTTAATGTTGGTTTAGCATCGCCTGATATTGATACTAACGGAGATGCTAATCAAACGGTTAGTACTATAGTAGGTGCGGAAAGTTTTAATGGAGATACTGGGGCATACACTGGTTTTAGCTCAGTTCCTTGGACTTACTATAATAATTTTGCAATAAACAATGAAACTGCACCTGTGTTTAGTGGTTGGAACGACGAAAATCAAATGCAAGCTAATGGATTTGAAGCTAATTCTTTAGGTAATTATCCAGGCGCTGCTTATGATATTGAAATACCTGAAGTAGAAGTTTTTCTACAAGCTAATCAGCGATTATCTTTACATGTTCAGTCTGACGAAGATCCGGTCACTAATTTTTTAGATATTATGACCATTACTAACGCTAGTTTTGAAATTACTTCTGCTCCTTCAACAACATTTGAGCTACCTAGTTTAATAGGTCAAAAATCTATAAAGTCAGAAAGAAACTATAACGTAGGTATTGTATATAGAGATGATTTAGGTAGAGAAACCTCTGTTTTAATTGGTGAAGATGAAGACTTTAATTGTTCGAAAGATAAAGCGCCCAATAAAAACAGTTTAATAGTTTCGCCTAGAAATAACGCGCCGTCTTGGGCTAAAACATATAAATACTTCATAAAAGAAAACACTTCTAAATATGAAAACTTAGTTTTAGAAGCGGCGTTTGCTTCAGACGAAGGAGACTATATGTATTTAGTGTTTAACTCTGTAGATAAAGATAAAGTAAAAACTGGAAACTATTTAATATCTAAAAAGCAACATGACTCAAACAATCCTATAACGAGCAAAGACGCTAGACATAGAGTTGTGTCAATAATAGGTGAAGCAAAAATAGACGCAGATAATAATACAACTTTAGAAGGAGTTATTGTACCACCAAGCTTACAAGTTGATGCAAACGAGCTTGATGGTAAGTTTTTTGTTAAAGTAGCTAGAGTTAATATTGACGGAACAGCAGAGTCTACTCTTGGAATCCTTGGCGACGATGGCGCTATAACATCAGTTGGTAGTAATAACGGTGCTGTGTTTGAAGTTGAGCCTGATAATAAATTAGACTTAGATCTTTATTATGAAATAGGTGATGCTTACCCTGTTAGGCTTGAAAAAGGACAAGCAAGTAAGTACATTAAAAAAGGTGCTAAAGTAACGATACACGAAGATATTGCTATGGTAAATGGTATATTTAGTGAAAACAGTTACTCAAATCCTTCTGTTATAAGCGTTGAAGGTGGCGTTACTAATGGTGCGGCTCAAAACTTAAATAATGACACAGATTATTATTGCAGAGTAAGACTAAGTACGCCTTCAGACTACAATTTTAATCCAGCTATGGGTAATTTTAAAGTTAGATTTACTAATTCTGACGGGTCTTATACTGAAGCTTTTTTAGGTAGATATTTAGGCTTAGGAGAACATTCTATATATTTAAATCCTATAGTTCACTATGATACGGCTTATGACAATGGTGTTAGTTACTTGCAAAATAGCCTTTCTTGGTATAACTGTATATCTTTTGGTAATGGCGTAGAGTCTGATACTATTAGAGATGATTTTAATGGCGCAGAACTTTTTAAATATATAGCTAGTGGAAAACAAAGTGGTGTAAAAGCTAGTACTCCTATTATAAACTATTCAGAATACACTAAGCCAAACGATATAATATTTTCTGAAATATACAATGAAAATAGAGGGCTAAATAGATTTAATGAGTTTATAATGGCTAAAGACATTATTAAACAAATAAACCCTGATTACGGTAGTATACAAAAGTTGTTTTCAAGAAACAATGATTTATTAACGCTTTGTGAAAAAAAGTGTTTAAAAGTACTATCTCAAAAAGATGCTTTATTTAATGCTGATGGTAATCAACAACTATTAGCTACAGATAAAGTGCTAGGTCAAGCAATACCTTTTAAAGGTGATTATGGTATATCTAAAAATCCTGAAAGCTTTGCGGCAGACGAATATAGATGTTATTTTACAGATGTTCAAAGAAACGCGGTAATAAGACTTTCTGGAGACGGAATAACACCTATATCAAAAGTAGGTATGAATGACTGGTTTAAAGATCATTTAACCAACTCTAAAGCAATTATAGGATCTTTTGATAGTGATAAAGAAGATTATAATATAAGTATTCATGAAGTTATACAGCGAAATGCTACAAAACTAGTTAACACTTTATCTTATAACGAAACTGTAGACGGTTGGACTAGTTTTAAGTCTTTTATAAAAGAAGCTGCTTTAACTTTAAATAATAAATACTATACGTTTAAAAATGGTGAAATTTACAGACACCATAGTGATAAAGAAGGTTATAATATTTTTTATGGTACAGAGTATAATTCTTCAATAACATGTTTGTTCAACGATGAGCCTAGCGTAGTAAAAGCTTTTAGATATTTTGATTACGAGGGCACTCAAGCTAGAGTTAATATAAACGAAGAAGATAACGACTATTATAATTTATTTGCAAAAGACGGTTGGTATGGTGAATACTTAAACACTAATTTGCAAGAGTCAATACCTACATATTTTTTAGATAAAGAAGGCAAATGGTTTTCTTATGTTAAAGGCGTTACTACTAAGCATACTAATGTTGCAGATGGTGGCACTATCGACGATACTAACATAGATACTAAAGAATTTTCAGTTCAAGGTTTAGGTAATTTAACATCAAATGTAACCCTTATAAGTGGAACTCTTCCAGCGGCAGGGTATGATGTAGATATAGTACCTGTTTTTAGCTTTGAGTCAGGTTCCGACGGATTTGTTAACGCTGAAGGCTTTAGTAGTAGCAACAACTATAATAGTAGCAGCAGCAGTAGTAGTAGTAGTAGTTCTAGCTCTAGTAGTAGCTCATATTAATAAATTAAATTATGCCAAATATATTATCATCACAAGGATTAGACATAAACAACATAACTCAAGTAGGTGTTGCCGGTATACTTCAGTCTAATTTTTTAATATCTCCAGCTGAAGGTTATTTTATAGCAGAGTCTCAATTTAGCATAGATGAAGAGTATCTTGAAGAAATACTAGAAAACAACGCTGAAATAACTAGTATTACTTTTTCAAACACTACAATAGGATTTGCAGCGGACAATAAAGTTAATGTAAACATTACTTGGGCTGCAAACACTACATTAACAGATGATATAGATTTTAATTTAGTTATAAAATTTGATGATGTTAATCAAGTTTATGACGTAAACTCTACTTTAGTTGAAGTTAATATTGCCCCTTCGTTTAGTAATCAAAATGCAGATACTATATGGAGCAATGTTGTTGCAGATATTTTACCTTTTTCAAATATTCCTGGTGTTGCTCAAGTTTCAAACTTTAACTTTATTTCTAATTCTAACCCTAATTATCCAAACCAAGATCAAGGTATTATTAGTTTTGCAGCTACACAAGACGGCCCATTAATGGTATGCGACATAAAGTTTTCAGCTAGTAGCACTGAAGGTATGAGATCTTTCATCAACGATCCAACCATTATTCTTTCCGGAAACAATATTCCAAATGCCGGCGCGTTTGATTGGAATCTTATTGAAACTATTAACGATCAGTTTGATAATATATACTCATATATATTTAGACTAACATACACTAGAGATAGCGAAGGCCCTAGCGAAGTACAGTTTGATACCACGTATAGTTGTTATCAAAACTCTAGCCCATATTCTATTGCTAATGTTGGAAATAATCAAATGATAGTTGGTGCTACAGGTGCTGGTGATGCATTAGATGGGGCTGCAACTTCAACAAGTGAAGCTTCAAAAACTTTTGTAGTAAACAATATACCTTCTGACGATGTTACTTTTACATTTAGTGCAGTCTGGGCGCAAGCTGGAGATGCGTCTACAATTTTTTTAGGAGGTAATCAATATGAATATTTCTTTGATGTAAATGCTATTGATGTTGGTTTAGCTAATAGAACTTTAACTGTCGAGGTAAGAGACAATAAATATCCTTTAATATTAAGAACAAGTTTTACTATATATCAACAAGAAACTCCATACATATTATTAAAAATAGCTACAGACAGTGTAGACTCTATAGAATTGTTATACGACAACTATGTAGCCTCAGGCTACGACTTTAACTTTACTAGTAATGAAGCTGTTTTTACTTCTACTGGAAAAGTAATAAGTCACGTTAGTCCTCTTGCCACAGAGTGGGAAGCTATACCTAGTAACAATGGACCTCAACCAATATTTGTATACGGAGGTGATGAAACACTTTTAGGTGAAACGCAAGGAATAACACATTACGTTTACGCTTTTACTAACACAAATGTTACTCAAGCTCAGATGCAAGAAATACCTTTAAACATTATTCAAGGTCAATATCCTATAGACTCGCCTACCCCTAAAGACTGGGTTATTCCTCAATCTACTGGTTGGGATCAAGTAGGTGGACAGTCTAGCGGTATGTTTAAGCATCCTATAGCTATAAGAAATCAAGATCAAATAAATCATCTTGGATCTCCAATTGGCGCAACCGCTAGAACAGCTACTTTATCAATAGCGCACCCACTAGACGCGTCTACATCAAGTACAGCAACA